CATCCGCATTGTCCAGCATCTCTTGCAGCTGGCGCTTCATGTCATCCTTTGCGCCATCACGGCTGTAATGGCCGCGCACATAATGGGTGCCGCGCCGTGCGTAAGAGCTGCCGCCGCCGTAGCTGTCGCGGGAATATCCGCGCTGGAAATGATCGCCGTCACGAGAATAGCGCCGCTGCGAGTAATCGCCGTCGCGGCTGTATCCTTCGCCCTCCATCATCTCGATTTTGTCGATGTTCTTGATGGTGCTTACCAGCTTATGCGCGATGTCCAAATCACCTGCGCCAAGTTCGCCTTTGTGGGCGATCTCGTCAAGCTCCTTGCAAAGCATATCGCGCAAATCGTACATTGCTTTCATACTCATAGTTTACTCCTTTCAGCTTACGCGGTCAACGGTCAAGTTGGAGTTAGCGAAATTGATTGCCTGTGTGCTGGTGTTCTCCATAGCCACAGTCAGGCAACAGCCCTTCGGCACCTCCACAATGGCGCTGACATAAATGTTGAAATAGTTTTCCACGGCGGCGGGGGTAACGGTCGCCACGGCGCTGGTCAGTGGTTCACCGTTGATAGCCAGCGCGGCGGTAATAGCTTCCACCGTGCCGCCGGTAGGGATAGCGATGTTGCCGCCAAAAGCTACGCGAAAACGTGCCTTGCACTGGTTTGTCAACCCGCGCAAAGTTACGATGCCTGCTCCGGCTCGATGCACGATGCACGGCTTGTTGTTGACCGCAGTTTCCGTCAGGGGAACGTTCTGCCCAGCAGCAACGGTCTGAATTGCCGCAGAAGTAAATTCTGCCATTAAAATCATTCCTTTCTCAGTTAAAATAAGCGGCGGAGCTATTGCCCCGCCGCGTTGGTGTCAGTATCAGCACGGGGCTGAACAGTTCGGAAATTCCGAACAGCTGGTGCTATGCAGTTGTCAGCAGCCGCAGCCGGTTCCGCATCCGCCATAGCTGCTGCCCGCCCAAGGATTACAAGTGATGTAAGCTGGGGTGGGGCAAGGGCGCAGCTGGGAGATCAGGTAGTTATTCTGCGCAGCCTGAGAAGCGGCAAGGCGCAACTCCTGATTGGCACTTTCCAGATCGCGCATCTTGCTCTGCGTCAGGAAGTCAAGGATAGCGCGGCTATTCTGGTTCTGGTTGTCGATGATGTCACGCGCAGCGGTGTTGACCGTGTTGCGGGTGTCGCAAGCCTGCGTCGCCATGTCGTACCGCACCTGGGCGATAGCCGCCCGGTTCTCGCAGCAGCACTCCTGGTTTTGCATCTGCATGGCGGTGAGCTGCTGCATCAAAGCGGCCTGCTGATTGCAGCGCGCCAGTTCCGCAGCGGAGAAGCCGCTGGTCACAGCCTGCGTCACACCGGCAAACCCATTCAGCATACCGGTATTCATGGCGTAGAAGCCGTCACAGATGCCGTTATTCACCGCGTCCAGCTTGCGCTCGATGTTGGCAAAGTCAGAAGTCAGAACATAACCGTCCATCACGCCGTTGCCGCCGCCACCGAAGCCAAAGCCGTTACCCCAGCCGCCGAACGCAGCGAAAATGAGGAACAGCACGATCCACCACGCGCCATCGCCGCCCCAGCCGAAGCCGTTACCGTTGCCGGTGTTGGCAGGAGCCACAGGCATAGTCATCATGGGGGTGCCATCGGAAAGAGACATAGTATCACTCCTTTTGAAAATTTTTTATATCAAACCGTGGCCACGATTTTGATTTACTTGAAAAGCCCCTGAAATTGGTTTGCCATTGACTGTATCTTGTTCAGTTGGTCTTGTGAGATCCTGCCGCTTTGCAGCATCTTCTCTACTTCCGCTTTTGGGTCGCCTTTAAAACTTGCCTTGAACTGCTTGAACTGCTGTAACAGCTGGGGAAAGTTGTTCATCGGCATCTGTCCGCCACCTAACGCATTGAAAAACGGATTGTTACTCATCGTCTTCGTCCTCCTCCACCTTGCGTTTCTTCTTGCCCTTTATTTCGCCCACAAGCGCCGCCAGCGCGTCGAACTCCTTACGGGTCACATATTCCGGGGCGGGAGATTTCTGCGCATCAGGAGCGCTTGCAAGGCGTTCTACAAGGTCATACGTCTTAAGGGTCGGCTTGCCGCTTGCATCAGCCTGTTTCAAGTAAACTACGGGAGCCGTGCTGTCCCACAGCGCAATAGCAGAGTTGGGCGCAATCAGCCAATTCTCCGCCTCTGGCCTACCAGCTACCCACTGTACGCCGCCCTGCGCAACCGGGTTCTGCATGGGTGGAATTTGCGGTATCTGCGGCGGCATGGTCTGCATCTGCTGCTGCCGAAGCTGGGCAAGGTTGTCCTGCATTGGCTGCGGGTAATAAGGGTTGAAATACGGGTTAAATGCCATAGTTACGCCTCACTTTCTTTTTGCCAGTAATACAAAACAATTTCGTTTTCGCTGTTCCAGCTGTCGTAAATTACGCCGTCCTGCACACACACGACGTGCCCGGATAGCGCAAGGATAAACGTCCCCTCCGGGTGTTCATCGGCGAACCTACCGACTGTGTAACAATCCGGGCAAGTATCCGGAACCATGTACCGCCTGTAGCCTATCCGCCGAAGATACGCACCCCACACCGCGTTGGCAGACGGCATATCCCCTTCCAAATACCCCTGCACCGCCATAGCAAGGTACGTTTCGCCCCACTCTTTCCCGGTGGCTTTTGAAATAGCCCGAACAGTGCAGTCTCCCACATTTTTCCCGTGTGGATTTTCGTTGAAGTAGCTATACATGCGCCGCCACTATTTCTATCACCCGCACATAGGCTTTCAGCCCCGGGAGGTCATCCTGATACGCCCAAATGATGTCCTCCGCCATCTGCTGGGTAAATCCCAACGACACCAACTTTTCGACCATGCAAGCACCTCCGTTTCTTGCAATAAGCGTAACAAAAAACTGCCCCCGCAAAGGGGCAGTTAAAGGTCAGAAAAAGGCTGTTAATTTGCGAATTATTTACTTGTACAATACCGCAGAAACGATGTATAATAAAATCAGCCACCCCGGAATACTCCCGGCGGGCATCTTCCCCTTTTTATACGCCCGGTTTCCCCCTACCGGGCGCAAACAAAGAAGCCGCACCTTTTCAGGTGCGGCTTCTTTCTTCGTCTGCAAATTTCTGATACGCTCTCCTGCGGCACCGCTTTACCGTTTCCGGGGAAACATTCAGCAGTAACGCCGTTTCACAATAGCTTTTCCGCTTCACGTCACATTCGATGACGCACACCGCTTCGTCAGGCGGTAGCTGGGCGCTCATAACATACGCAATAGCCCGCTTTGGTGCCATGCTCTGCAATCTGCGCCGTATCTGCTTGTGGTAGCTGTCCATAACACGGTTTTAGCCGTGAGCTTGCGGGACTTTACGCCGGGGAAAGAGGCGGCTTGTCGTAGCTCTTTCCCGCCCAGCAGATTTATTTTACTTCACGATCTCCCACGTGCCGCACGTTCCTGTGCTGTTCATGATCTTCACCAGCAGCTCGCCGTGGGTCATAGGCTCCGCAGGCTTCGTCTCCTCCACATACGGGATGCCGAAGTATTCGCAAAGCCCCTTCGCCGCGCTCTCGGCGATCTCCTTCATGTGCGTGTGGAACCAGGTGATGTCCTCCAGATTGTCATGGAAGGCGTGCTCCTCGTAGAAGGAAACGGCCTTCGGCACACGCAGCTCATACCACTTGGCGCTGGCGTTCAGCTTCACCGTGCCGGGGTAGATTTCCCGCCGATACTTCACCATGATCTCGCCCAGTTTCTTCCCCTTGCTGGAATAGGTATAGTACATGGGCCTGCACCCCTTCGCGCCGCCTTTGCCATCCGCACTGGCGTTGGTGTGGCTGACGTAATGCACGTCCGCGCCCCACGCATCGCTTTCCCGCACGTTCTGCTTCATGATGTCGTTGCCGTTGTCGCTGTTCATGGGGGTGCGCCGATAGCCGCGCTTAGTGGCAATGCCGCAGCGGTTCAGGATCGGCTCCAGAATGTCGATGTACTCGTTATTCTCAAGTGCCTCATAGCACTGTTTCCCGTCCGGGCGGGGATATACACAGGGGTTCGCCCTGTGCATAGCCGGGGACAGGTAGACTTTCGGGGCGGCCATTTACATAGCCTCCTCATCCAGCGTAGATTTCTTGTAGCTGGCGCTGGAAATGCCCAGCAGCGCGCCAAGGAACACGGTGATGCAGGAGATAGTCCCCGCCACCTGCTCGATGTACGGCCAGCCCCAGATGCCGCCCAGTCCCACGTACAGGGCACTGAGGGCGGGCAGCACGATCATAACCACCCACTTGATGATGTCATAGGTCTTGTTGTTCAGCTTCATAATTTTTCCTTTCCGGCTTGTTAGCCTGCCTGTTTTCTGCTGCAAATCACTTACTGTGCGAACGTCCAGTCCTCAGCCAGCATGTCCGCTTGCGAAGCGAGCCAGCCCATTTGCACACCCGAGGTGCCGACGAACGCAATGGCTTTGTTGCCGATGGCCTCGTGCTCGACGTTAACAACGACACCGCTTGAGTCCGTGTAACTTATACCAGACGCCAGCTCGATGTGCTGGTTCTTGCCGTTCCAGCCCTTACGTGAAACCTTCATGCCACGCTTGAGGTACTTGATGGCCTCACCGAAAGAGAACGTATTTTCTCCGCCGAATAGTGGGCAGTTGGTACCATCCGCAATCACCCACTCATCAGAGCAAATGTGCATAATGGTGTACTCGACGACTTGCGTATCCCGAATGTCCATCACGGAACCGTCTTTGATGTGCATCAGGATGGTCTGCCTTTTCTCGTCCCAACACCAGTACCCACCCCACGAGGGGAGTTTCACATTCGCGCCGTTTTTCATAGCTTCAAACGCCTGCTTAAAATTCATAGTTACTTCTTTTCCGGCTTTACGCCTCTCGCTTGATGGGCAGTTTCCTTACTTCCTCCATGACCCTTTTTGCACTGCCGTTGCCGCCCATCTTTTCGTACGGCTGATACAGATAGTCATTTAGGTTTTCGTACTCGTCCTGCGTGATGTACCCTCGTGTCACATACACCATGCCCAGATGGATGATGCGGTCATGCGCCAGACCCACCAGCATCTTCCGCTCTGCGTTGTTCTTGTCCGCCCGCTTCGACACCAGCGCCCACAAGCCGCTGCTTGTCAGCACCGCTACCGCCAGCGGTACGGCGATCTGCTGTACCCACGGTTCCATTCGCTCTCCTTTCCGGGCCTGCGCCCTGTCCGTTTATCTTCCGCTTCTGATCAGAGCTGCCGCGCAAAAGCCGATGCACGCGCCGAGGATGATGTAGATGATCGCCATTGCTTACGCCTCCCCGTACTCCTCGCCGGTGATCTCCTTGTACTCCGCCGCCGTCAGCACCGTCTTAACCACGGCGTTGCGAACCATCTCCTTCGTCCACAGGCCGAATTTGTACCACGCTTTGATCTTCTCTTTCATGGCTTATCCCTCCATCATGGTGTCGGTCATCATGGCCGTGTACGTCACCTGCGCCTCAATGCGGTCAAGCTGGGTCGGAAGTACGACCGTCTCCACTTCGATCACTTCACCGTCAGTTGCCGATACAACTTCCATCTGCGTATATGCAGGTATCAGCACTTTCTCACCGTCCATAACGGCCTCGTGGGAAACCTCCGCTGTCTCGATTTCCACCCAAGGGAACGTTTCGGGCAGCGGCACTTGGTCGGTGTCCCAATAGGCCCAGCCTTTCTGGATTGATCCGCCGTGCTGGCTGGCATGGCTTCCGTCCGGGTTCTTCTCGATTTGAATAAACATTTCCATGATTGCTGAACCTCCTTACAGATTGATAATCAAGATGTTGACATCTGTTTCAAACGTTCCGCCGTTTTTAGCCACGATCCTCAGCTTCCCCGCGTAAGATGTAACACCCAGCACGGTATCTTGGAAGCCGCTGGAGGTTGCCGAGCCTCTGAACTGCGCAAAGCAAACAGACGTCGCCTTGATGGCGCTGTTGCTGTACTCGAAAATGCCGTTTGTGAACTTCGCATGGACATTGTAGATGGCGGCGACGTTCGCCGTGGACAGCAGAGCGCGGTCGTTGTACTTCAACACACCCTTCGGGATCTCCAAAAGGCGGCTGGTATAGTCGGCAGAGTCATTGTTGTAATGAAAGTCGACATAGCCGCCATGTCCGGCAGACGCACCGGGAAACAGCTCAATGGACGCGGGCGAAATCGACTGCCCAGAATGGTTGTGATTGGTATCAGACTTCCCGGACAGCTTCGTATCTATTTCAGACTCTGTGTAGTAGCGGCTATCGTGATTGTGGGATGATTTTGCCCCGCCGATATTGGACAGTGCCTGCGCCTGCTGGGCGGAGGTGAGGGTTTGGGGGGTGTTGTATTTGACAGCATTATCCAACTCGTCTTGTACGCTGGTGTTGCCGCTTGTTTGAATGTCGGCCGATGTCAGAGTTACGTTGCCGCTGTCGCTGGGAGATTTGTCGTTTACGGAGGTAACTGATCCGCTTCCGTCAATGCCCATTCGCGTAACAGAGTAAGACACAACCGGGTTTCCTGTGTTAAAGTTTGTAGTACTGCGCGTCCACAAATATTTTCCCTGCGGGACAGATGGAATTGTTGTGCTCCAGCTTCCCGATGGAATGATTGTGCCGCTGTCTGATATAATGTATTCCACTGTTACGCCTGTAACGGTAGCCGGTGCGCCGGTTTCACCTTTCTCTCCTTTGATTTGATACCATTTGTACGCCTGCCAGTCTGTGGGAGCGGTTTCTGCCGTGCCGGAATAAATGCCCATCCAGTCATCAGGGTTGTCGCCGATGCTATGACTGTTTACCGTGGGCTGCTGTGATGCATACTTGATCCAAACATGGCTTGCGTCGCCAGTATCACCCTTAGCACCGTTGGACACAGCGAAAGTAAAATATGTACCGTCCGACCGGGTAAATCTGTATGTATCTACCAGCCCCACCGTGGACAGCTTTTCAAACTCTGTCAGGCCGTTGCCGTTGGTCACGGTAAAGGTTTTAGTGGTGGTGTCGGCCAGCGTAATTGTGTAGGTATCCACAAGCCCATCCGTCCCGGTCTTGACAATATTGGAAATACCGCCGTGACCGTCAGCTGCCGCCGTCAGCCAGTTCAACAGCGTCTGCCCTTGTAGGCGCTTTGCCGTGCCGTCTTGTTCCAGCACAAACATATCTGTAGATTTGATTTGTTCCGCCGCAACAAGCTCAGATATTGCCTTGTCTGCCATTTTTTGCGTCCTCCGTTTCTTCGTTTTTTATGGTTGCCTCCAGTTCCTCCAACGCGTTGATACAAGCAAGCAGCCTGTCCAGGTTTGTCTTCCCGCGCACTTCAACGCTGTTAAGCGTGGTGCGGATAGCTTGTAGAGTTTCTCTCATGATGTTTCTCCTTCATACGGTCGCCGCAGTGCTACACGCACGGCACTGGAATCGTTGTAGGCGTATTCCACGCCGATAATTTTTGTGTATCCTTCATAGACTGTCGTTTCTCCGCCCGCAATGTATTCCATGTGCCGCGTGTTGGCGGAATCGCTGAACGCTGTTAAAGCGTCCAGCAGCGTTACGCCAAGAATATCGACGTACAAGATGCCAACAGACGCCAAACCGCAAAATGGGCAGTCATACGCAGTGCCATTGGCAATTTTGAATTTTGGCATAACTCTACGCCCTCCCAATTACATAAGTTGCCGCATCTTTCTTCATCGTCCTGTAACTGTTGCCGTTGATGGTAAAAGCGTTTCCCGCAACAATTAGAGATGATATTTCTGCGATGGCGGCGTACATTCTGTTTGTCCACAGCTTTTCAGATTGGACTTGTCCGGTTACGACCTTATTTGCATAAATTACATCCGCAAAATAACCGTTGATAGTGCTGTTGCAGGTGCTTGGGTAGATAGATGCTGACTGTATATTTCGATTTGCTATGGCATCTGTCGCAATCTTGTCATTAAAAATTGACATATCTAATAGCCCTGATGCGTTAAAATACCCATCGCTTCCGCCGTATTCGATGTTTCCGGCACTTACTGTGCCCAAAAACGTCCCGCTATGCGCTGTAAGATTTCCAGCCGCATCTACCGAGAAATTTTTCCCGAGCTGTATTCCGGACGATCCGATGTAAATCCCTGTTGTATTTGTGCCTCCCCACGTTTGACTGTTGGTGCTCAGGTAGCCATCTTTTATAATAAAGCCGCCAACTTTTCCGCTTGTCGCTTCGACCTCGCCAGTTATTTTTAGCCCGTTTTTGTTTGCGTTTAGCACTGTTCCGCCGCTGCTCGTCAGCGTCCACCCATCGGCAGTTAAACTCCACCCAAAACTTGAACTGTTTCCACCATTTCGACTTACCTTGGCAGAGATTTCTCCGGCTTGAACGGCAAGCGCAGCTTTAAGGAATTCTGTGTTCTCGGTTCGCGCCTCTACTTCTGCGCTGATTTTGTCAGCAAGCACGGTAAGACTTGCCTTTGTTTCTTTGTACTGCCTGTTGATTTTTCGGGTTGTTGGGGATTTGTACTTGTAGCGATAGTTTATTTTTTCGCCTCCGGGAGCGGACACGTCAGCGGTATACAATCGCCCGTGAGACACATTTTTTTTGCAAATTGCGCCGTACACATTCCCAACAGATAAAGCGTCTCCCAGCTCCGCAGCAGGGTCGATATACGCTTCCGTCGCGCTATACGGTTGATACTGATACCCTCGTATACTGGCAAGTATATTATTTGCCATCTCTTGTGTGCCCCAGGGGCATTCCAACGTCAATGTGCGACCGCTGTCTGTCCCAGCGGTATAAGACAGATCATCGGAAACGTTAATGACAACGAGAGAATAACCGTTAAACGAATTTTCTTTTTCCAGCGAGGCTACATTTTTTTGGCATCGAACAACATCAGACAACGATCCTGTCACCTCCAAACGTTATAGCAAACCCCGCGCTGTCAATCAAATATTGCGTTTCCTTCGGAATGTCCCAAAAGCAAACAAGCTGCAATTCTCCCGCCTCGCTCATAACAAAGCAGCCGGCGTACATAGCCGCAATATAACCAAGGTATTCCCGGCAGGAATACGTAGTGTTGTATTGCACGCGGTATACTTTAGTCATACGTGCGATTGTCCTTGCATCTACAGGGACGCTTAACGTCGATGCGATTTCGGAAACAACATCAACATCTTTTGCTGGCCACGCTAACTTTGTTGTTGCTGCTGGATAATCCTGCTCTGCAAACAGCAGCGCGTCGTAGCCGTGAATGCGAAGCCAAGTAACATCGTTTTCTTCGGCATCTTCGTCTATTTCGTCCGCAAAATACACACCTTGCGGCAGCCACTCAGAGAACCTATCTCCGTCCGTAAGTCTTGCGTACACGGCGATGCGGGACAGCCCTTGTATTTGCCTAACAGGTTTCAGCATCTTAATGTTTACCTCTCGGCTTATACACTCGCCAACGGTCGGCTCGTCTCCGCTGAACAAGCCGCCTGTCGTAGATACGCTGGAGATCATGTTCTCTGCGTACCCGCCATCCGCGCCCGCAGATGCTATAAGTATTCTTGTGCCGCCGAAAGTAATATAATCTCCCGCTTTGTCTATCAACAAATCAGAGCCGCCGATAGTCACTCGCGTTTCTACGGTGTAGTTCCCCGCCAACAATTCTTTGTATAGCGTTGATGTCTGCTGCATATTTATCTCCCTTACTTTTCCACAAGCGGAAATGTGATGTCCATCCACATTGTTTCCCCACTTATCGGGTCAACCGCAGAAATAGTAGCTGGAACATTGTTGGAGTAATACTGTGCGGAGTATGCGGAATACAGTGGGTGTAGATTTGTGTCCACGGTAACGAACTCCGGGAGTATCAGCTGCATTAGTTCCATCTCATCGGCGCGGCGCATGGGAAGACACGTAATGTTGACCGTGTATTTGATTGCTACTCGGCCTCGATGCATAGTCCCGTCCATTGTGCGTCCTGACTTGTCACTGTCCAAATCGTTGCGTTTCCACTGTATTCCGTTTGTTTCTACCCAAGGAAGAATGTCTGTTCCGTTGATTTTGAAATACGGCACTGCCATTTTTACACCCCCAATGCACGCTGTCGGTTTCTTTGCTGCCGCGTGATTTCCGGGGAAAGCACACGTGCCAGCTGCGCTAAGTCGCCGGTAAATTTAATGGTGATTTTTTCTCCGCCGCTTGCGTTATTTATTTCTTCTCGCACAATTTGGCGAATAAGATCGGCAGGCGCTTCGATATTTGTCCCTTGCTTCTGGTCGCCCAGTACCGCCATAAACTCGCGGTTTGGCGGGATAACTGCTCCTTTTGCCAGTCTCGGGATTTGCAGCTCTGTAATGGGCCTAAAGTTAAACCCAAAAGATCCTCCTCCGAGCCAATCTGGGATTTTAATTTGGATGGTGTTGATCTTGCTGATAAGCCAGTTAATACCCTTGATGATAAGGTTTACCGCCGCCTCAAAAACACTGACAATGGTATTACAGATGCCCCGGAATATTTCTTTAATTCCTTCCCACGCCTTTCCCCAGTCCAGCGTAAACACGCCGGTCAGGAATTCAATAAACCCTCCAAAGATTTGTTTTACCCCCTCGATAACATCGTTGACATAGGTTTTCGCCAGTTCAATGATTTCGTGGAAACGTCCGTTTGTCTTTTTGTCAAGCCAGTCCAACAGACTTGTCAGCCCCATTTTGAACCAGTCCAAAATGCCAAACACAAAGGTTTTCACGCCGGTAAGCATTTGGATAACCGACTGTTTCATTTTTTCTAAGTCGCCGGTCAGGATGCTGGAAATAAGCCCAAGCCCGCCTTGAACGATGTCTTTTATGCCAGCCATCATATTGCCTACCGGCGTACCGGCCAGCCCGCACTTCTCGATAATGGTGTCAATGATGTCACCGAAAATATCGCTTACAGCGTCCAAAATGTCGGCCAGCAGCTCCCGCGCGTGGTTTACAAAGTCTGCGATGCTGTCCAGCGCCGCGCCCCAATCCCCGGAAAACACGCTGCCGATAAACGCTTTAACATTCCTAAAAATGTTGGCGATGTCCTGTCCTATTTTTTCCAGCCGGTCTGTAATTTTGTCCAGGAAGTCCAGCTTGCCGATTTGGCTGAAATCAGGCAGGATAGCCGAAGCCGCGCCGCCACTTTCCCCGTTGAGTTTATTGATTTCGTCAAACGACGCAAGTTGTTTACTCGCAGACTTTGCCGCGCCGCCCACGCCTTTATATGCGTTCTTCTGGTCGTTCAGGGACTTTGCCGCATTGGCGCTTTCTTTTGCCGTTGTTCCGAATAGGGCGGATACAATATTCGCAATAAACGAAACCACCGTAGCCAGTACCTTAACCAGCGCAGTAAACGCCGGGATGATGATCTGCACAAGCGGCTGTGCCAGCGTCAGTAGCGCACCCTTGAGCTGCGCAATAGCGTCCCGTGCTTCGCCGTTTACTGCCACCACATCTGCCAGCCAATCCCGGAGGGCGGCCAACGCACGGGCAATGATGGTGAACACCAGCGCTCGCTTTGCCAGCATTTTTACGCGCCTTGTGAACGCCTCCATGCCCTGGGATGCTTTGTCTAACCTTTCTTGTATCTTTCCTGCGTTCTTCCCGGTATTGCCAAGCTGCTTACCTAACTCACCGGCCTTTGCTTTCATTCGGTCAAGCTCCGCTTCGCCCTCGCGGATAGCGGCGTTCTGCTTGTCCAGTTTGTCATTCATGGCGTTCCATTCTTTTTCCATAGACGCTACAGCGGCCTCCTGCTGCTTGATAGCATCACTGGTGAAGAACTCGCCGCCGCCCTTCATCTGCGCAAGTTTTGCCTTTGCTTCGTCAAGCTGTGCGCCTAAGTTGTTGGCTTGGTTAAACAAAGTATCTCGCGCGGATTTCTTGTTGTTGAGCTTTTCCTGCAGCGCTTCTATTTTCTTTTCCAGCGCATCGAGTTCTTTCTGCGCCTGCTTATCGTCGATGTCGGCCTTGATGATAACGGAACCGTCCGCGTTTGCCATTTGCACCACCTACTTTCAAATTGCGAATGGACATTTTGTGTGAAATGTGTTATGGTTGCGGTAAAGGAGGGAAAACTATGAGAAAAGCCAAAATTGCCGCAATATTCTCCGCCGCGTTTTTAATTGCGATGCTTGCCGCATTTTTTGTGTTTTCTTCTGCCGCCGTCAAAAACAATCCCGGCAACAAGGAAATCACATTGGGGGGAAAAGAAATATTGGGCGTTTTTGTCGTATCCGTTGTAGCGGGGGCTGCCGCGACTTTTTTGTGGGTGAAGAAGCACCCATTTGTGGAAACGCTTACCCCTAAAATGGTACGCCGCGCCGTTGCGCTGTTCCCCACGTTTAACCAATTCAGCATTTCCTACTTGCAGCGCCGGTTAAATATCAAAACGTTTGCTGTCGCGTCTGAACTGGCTGATGAATTGGAGCGTCAAGGGTATGTACGAAAGCTGCCAGACTACAGATGGGACATTTTGCGCGAATGTGAAGCCACTCGCATAGCCCCGCAGGTATTCAGCATGAACTCCGTAGACGCGATGGAGGGGCACCGCTTTGAATATTGGTGCGCCGAGGTGTTACGCAAAAACGGATTTTGGAACGTTGAAGTCACGCGCGGCAGCGGCGACCAAGGCGTTGACGTTTTTGCAGAAAAAGATGGAATTAAATATGCCATTCAGTGCAAATGCTATACTTCCGATTTAGGGAACAAGCCAGTGCAGGAAGTCAACGCTGGCAAGGCCATTTACCATTGTCAGATTGGTGCCGTTATGACCAACCGCTATTTTACGGCCGGAGCCAAAGAAGCGGCCGAAGCCACAGGCATTTTGCTTTGGGATCGTGATACCGTCCAACGGATGGCGCAACGAGCAAATATGGTTTGACGCACAGCCGCCCTCCGGGGCGGCTTCTTTACGTCCAGCCTTTAATGATTTTTTCCTCCGCCTCCGAGTACCGCCGCTTGATGTCGATAGCGTCGCGGTTCCTGCGGTAAAACTCCCTGTCGGCTTTGTCTTTCAGCTTGCCGTTTGCTTTCAGATCGCGTATACGCACGATCTGCGCGAAGTAGCAATCGCCGATTTCGCCGTAGTACGAAAGGAACGTCCACCAGTGCAGATACGGCAGCGCCCGCACCTCCTGCCCCGCTATGCGGTTGATGGGGGCGATGAGCAGTCGGAAGTCCTGTTCCCAGTCCATCAACTTGGTTGATTTTTTTTGCGCTTCCTCATTCCCTCCGTTGATAAACCAAAAGCACTGTTTTATTGCTTCTCCCATGTGCTCCCCAGGCATATCGAAAAATCCGGGGTAAAATATTCCCAATACACCGACGCATTTCTCTTCGCTTGTCAGTTCCACGGCGGACAGTACCGCGAATATGTCCAGGATCACGCGGAAATCTGTTTCTATGGGGTATTCAACGCCGCACACCTCAACGCTTTTTGGCAAGTCGTACATCATCGGCTATACTTCTTTGTGTATTTTGCCAGTTTCTCGCTGTGAAAAGCCTTTTCCCGCTTGATGCCCTCGTCAAGCTCGTCCACGATAGCAACCATGAGGTTCATCCACAGCGGCGCACCGTCCGCGATAGCGTAAACGCTCACGTTGCCAAACAGCGGCTCACACACCGGCTGCTCAAACACCCCGTCAATAGTCTCGCGCATTTCGGCGTCCATATTTCGGAGCCAGTCAAACATTTCGCGGGCGCTCATTTTTTCTACGTTATTGTCCCGCGCATCCTGCTTCTTTTTCAGCGCGTCAAACGCCGTGTACAGCTTGTCTGCAAACGACGGGTCGCTTGGATTAAAAACCACCGTGCATTTGTCATTCAGGTGGTATTCTTGTACGCCGGTTGTGATTGTCAATTCCTTCATGTGTTCCCTCCAAAACAGGGGCGGTTGCCCGCCCCTTTATTTAGGCCGCAGCAGTAAACTCAATAGCGCCGCTGGTACCCTTCTTCACAGTACCCACAGTGCGGGTGCCGCCGTAGGTGATTTCGCTGGTGATGTTCAGGGTGCCGCCGCCCTCGCCGCCGATGCCGGTAATGGCAATAGCGCAAGCGTCGTAGCGCTCCGCAAACATCGCCTCGCCGCTGGTGGCGTAGAAGTGACCGATCATCATGTCCTGATTTGCCAGCGCCTGGGCGTCCTGGTCTTTGACGGCCAGGTTCCACATCTTCACCGCCGCAGCATCGCCCGCGTCCAAGGGAATGGGGTCAAATGTCTGCGTGATGGTGGGCTTTTTCATGGTCGTAAAGGTGTGGCCAAGAATGTCCTGCTTGGTGTCGGTGCTCCAGTCCATTTCCTCGCTGCTGTCCTCGACGCGCTTACCGATAGCGCTCCACACAGGCGCGGATGCGGTGCCGGTATTCAGGTACGCAATGAGCAGTTCGCGGTCAATGGTCTGGCCCACGGTGGTGTTGAATTCCAAATCTGCCATTATACATTCACCTCGTAATTCAGTTTCATAAGGATTTGGTGATCTTCGTCCCCGTTTTCATACATGGCAAACAGGGAAGATCGCGTGGTCGGCTCCATGCTGATAACGCGCTTGTCGTCGCCGATGTCGGGCTTCTGACCATTTGCCCAGTCCCCGATAGCGTTCAACAGTTCGTCAGCCTTGAGCCGTTTGTCGTTGCTGTTCCCCGGCTTCACTCGGTAGATTATCTTGAACTGATACTCCGCCACATAACCGCCGGTGATATACTTCCGCACGATGTAAGCCGCTTGGATGGTCGACATCGCCATAGCGGAAGTGTCGGCGGGAAGAAACTCAAAGCGGATAAGGTCGACTGGCAGCTCTGGGTATGTGTTCAGCCACACAAGCAGCTTGCGCGATACCTGATCCTCTTCCGCCGCTGACACGGCCTTTTTAATCTTTTCCAAATTTCTTCACCGCCTTATCTGCCACCCGCACCCACTTCTCCATGTTCTGCGCTTTGGAAGCATCAAACCAATGTGCCTGTGCCTGCGAATGCATTGTTGTGTTAAATACAAGATTTCGATCTGTGACCACCTTGTGCCCGCCCTTTGGGGCGTATGTGCTGCCGGTCGCCGGGTCTACCATCACTTTCCCGTAGTACAGAAACCGGGCGTATGGGCCGGGATAAATGACCTCGTTTCCCACCACCCGCGTTCGCTGCGTCAGAGAGCCTGTAAGCGCAGGCACAAAGGGGGTGGTATCTTTCATCACCTGTTGCGCTAAAACGCTTTCAGCGCGGCCACAGGCCCTTGCAAGCTGCCGCTTTACTTCGTCCATGCCGGACACGTCAACAGAGAACTTGAGCGACATCTTATGCCCCTCCGACTTCCCAATGCTGCATATCCACGCTGCCAAAATCTTTCTCATCCACTTTGGTCACGTTGTAGCAGCCGTCCTGTGCCATAGCCACGTCCTCTTTGTCTGTGACAAACTCGCCTTTCACAAAGAAAGTCAGCCCGCCATTACCGTTGACCGACAGCGTCCACAGCCCGGACTTGTCCGCCGCCGCAAGAAACGCCTGCGGGGGCGCGTAAGTTTTGGCCTTGCCTGTCGTACCGTCCACAGTTTCCACAGAGAACGGAATGTACAGGTTTACTGCGTCCGCGCTCTCAAGTCCGCTTTCTCGGACGTTTACCGCCTTGCTGGCTTGCAGCATCACGCCGCGCAAAATGGTCACATACAGCTTTGTAGTTTCCTCAAAGGTCGCCGGGTCAGTCTCCTGCACGGCGTTGTAGACCGTTATAGTGTGGGGCGCGTACAACCACAGCACCCCCCTCCCCGATACAGCAGGCCGGTATGCGCCAGATACTCGTTACAGGTCGCCGCCAGCAGTTTCTTCGCACCGCCTGTTGCACTCAGCGCAGACGCGGCAGCTTCACCGCCGCTGGCCAGTGTCCGGGAGTACCCACCTACCGTTTCGCTTTTCACGTCATCGCCTGTCGCCGCGTTTGTCAGTTTGGTTGCGGCAAGCTGCTGCGCGGCTTCGATCAGCTGATACTTGTCCACAAGTGCACAGCAGCACATTTTTACAGCGTCCATATCGGCGTTATCTTTTGCCCGGTTCTGCGTGTAGTAATCGAGGAAGGAGCTGGCTCGTACAGCCAGACGCGGAAAATCCTCCTCGCTCACGGTGCCCATATAGGTACCGGAGTAATAGTCGTAATCAGCGTATGTCATGTGAGCCAGCTCCTTTCAAATCAGCTACCGGTCTTGGGGGACAGGATGATGTTATCCAGCACAGCGGCCTTGAGGGTGTTCTTCAGCACCACGCCTGCCACCAGCTCGACCTCGCCGGTCTTTACGGCCCCGGGGGCGTTCATGTCAGGCATATAGCTGGAAATGACGCTGGTGCCGGTGGGGGAAATGCCGTGGAAGCCGTCCAGGCCGATACTCACCGCGTAGATGCTGGTGGTGCCGTCGGCGGAAGCGGTAGCGGCGGAAGTGCCGATAACGTCCACAGAGGAAGTGCCGTTGTAGTACTTGCCCATGTCCATCAGGGGGATACCGGCAAAGGTCTCCACCACCTGGCCAAAGTCGTTCTTTGTACGCTCGTAGTAACCGGCACGGCGTGCGCAGGAACGGACCTTCATCAGCATATCGCTGTTCATCATCAGCATTGTGGTATCACCGTCGATGGTGTGCACCAGCTGATCCAGCTGGTCAATGAACGCGTTGGCGTTGCTATCCAGCAAAGCAGAGGTGGACAGGTTGATGCCGGAGGACAGCTCCGTAGAAGTGCCGGACAGCAGCTTCTTCAGACCGTCAAAGGTGCCGGTCACATAACCAGCGCCGGTAGCGGCGGAAGTGCCGTTGATGACCAGGTTATGGAAGTAGTTGCTGGTCGCCTTGATCTTCTGCTGTGCCTGGAACGCGAGTTCGTCAACAGCACCGGAGGTATTCTGCAGCACACGGTCAACGGAGAAGGAACCGCCCATGATGATGGCCTTTGCGGTCTTCTCAACGCGCTTGGCCTCGTTGGCGGTGTACTCGCTGTTGATCGCACGAACAGCGGCGGTGGAGGGGGTGTTCAGCTGGATGTAGCCGTAGGTCAGAGTGGAACCACCAGTGCCCGGAGAGATGGCGTTGTCAAACACCAGTCTGTCCAGCAGCAGAGAACTGCGGCGAAATTCGTCGACGATCATCTGGTCGACCTTATCGGCCATGCCGACCTTAGCTTCAGCAAGAGTAATAGCCATGTGTCAATGTCTCCTTTACTTGTCGTATTTTTCGTGGAGCGCACCCAGCAAAGACGTAGGCTTTGTTTCACGAGTGCCGCCCTCAAGCGAACCCTGCGTGTCAACACGAGCGCCAGCCTTTACAAATGCGCTGGGATCCTCGGACTTTGCCTTTTCCAGGTACTTGTCGAACCCGTCCAAAGCGCCGTCCTTCATTTCGAGCTTGCTGTCTCCGATACCTGCGCGGAAAGCCTTTTCCGCAGACTTGGAGGAAAACTTCACGCCGCTGTCGGCAATCGCCTTGTCAATGGCGGTCTGATAATCCCGCTGTGCAAGCTGTGTTTTGTACGCTTCGGTTTCCTTGTCGTACTTGCCTTGCAGCTCATCCAGCTTTTCCTGGATTTTGGCAGCGTCACCGCTGGTCTTTTTCAGTTCCGCGATGTCCTTATCCCGGTCTGCGACCTGCTGCTCCAGGGCTTCCTTGTCCGCCTTTGCGTCCTCTGCGGCTTTCTTGTGCTTCTCGATGTCCTTGCCGTTCATGGCAAAGACCTTGTCCGCCTGCTCTTCCGTCAGGCCGATGTTCAACAGCTCTTCTTTCTTCATGTTCAACTCCTTACGGGATAGGCTTTTTAGGTCGTTGCCGTGACCGCCCCGCCTGCACTTTTAGGCTTGCAGATAGCCAATTTTTGTATAAAATCCGCATCAGCGGTTTTTACTAAAAAAACAAAAGCCAACCACTGATAAACTGTCAGCAGTTGGCTCCTATTGCCCTTCCCGGTGCCCGATTACACCGAGGATTGATATTTGATTTTCTTTTGGACTTCCAGCACGATAACGCCGTCACCCTTTCGCCGCACTTCTGCGTTGTTTCCCCGCTTCAAGATAGCTTCGATAGCCTGTATGACTTCGTTGTCGATCAATACAGCACCTTCATCCTTTCCCGCTGCTCCGGCAGCCCCGCCGCCTTGCTGAACGCCTTGTACTTTGCGTTCAGGCGGCGCAGTTTGATATTCACTGCCTGTTCTTCGTCTGTCAGCCCTGCGGCGTTGTACGCTGTTTTCTCACGCTTGAGCTTGCGTATGGTGCGCTCCACCTTGCGCTGCTCCTGCGTGGCTTCGTATGCCGTATAGGTCTTGCCCTCAAACGTACAGCCCAGACCATCGTCAATATGGGCAAGCTGTTCGTCTGTGTAAGTGCGCTCACTTACGCCCTCAACAAACGGATAAAATGTATGCCGTACATCGACAGTTTGCCCCGCCAATGCCAGTAACGAAACCATATCCGCAAGTCTTTTCAAAGTCTGGGTAATCTGCCATAACATCACATCCTTTCTATCGTAAAGGCGCAAGTGGAATACACTTCTGTTGACTGTTATTTGATTATATGGTATAATTACATTAAGAGGTGATTATATGAGTAAATTAAACGATTTGACTGGAAAAAGATTTGGGAAATGGCAAGTATTACAAAGAGACGGGAATATTTTGCCAGTACGTTGGATATGCCGTTGTGATTGCGGCACAATTCGTAGTGTTTCAAGCGTTTCTTTGCGTGGTAGTTCGAAGTCATGCGGGTTGTGTTTACCTTACAGGGCGAAAAAACCGTTATACTTGCGGAAACATTCAAATCGGCTTTATCACGCATGGTCGGAAATGAAGCGCCGTTGCAATGGGAGATGCACCAATCACCAATATTATGGTGATAAAGGCATTTCTTATTGTGAGGAATGGGAAGATTTTGACACTTTTGCAAAATGGTCTATCGAGAATGGCTATCACCCTGGTTTGGAAATTGACAGAATAAACGGCGACCTTGATTATTCCCCCCAAAATTGCAGATGGGTATCTCATAAGAAAAATTCCAGAAACAGAAAAGCCAGGAAAAATAATACTACTGGTGTTGCTGGTGTTTATCCAAGATTGCGAAAAGATGGCGTTGTTGTTTATCGCGCATCCATTGCAACAGATAACGGGAAAATCTATTTAGGAACTTTTTACACCATTGCAGATGCCGCTAAAGCCAGGCGAGAAGCAGAGCTAAAATATTGGGGATTTAACATCGGGGAGTAATCCTCGATGTTATTTTTTATTCCACCGAAATACACGCCCCTGCCACTTCGTATGCGCTTCCCACCCATTTGGGCCATCTTTATCTCGTGCACCCGCGTGTGCCGATACTTCTACAAGGTCTGAACCAAGGTATTCCATTGACTGCTCCGCATATTTTTGATTAAGGGCATTTACACCCGTCATGACAGCCCTGCGCACAGCTACGTCTACATGGTCACGGTGTCCGCTTTCATAGTCCACCACCCGCAGTCCGCCGCTTGCAAGCTCCCTAACGGCTTCTTTTATGGCTTGCCCATAAGAGAAAGCCCCGCTTTCTACTTTCAACGTAGCCGCATCTAACGCCCACTGGTAAGCTTTTGCCGGGGGTAGCATCGTCCGCCCTGCGTCTACCAAAAAGCCCATCGAAGCGGTGATGTTGCGGAACGCATCCTGCGTCTGCCGTTTGATGGCGTCAATGGTGGTTGCATCCACCAGCACGTCAGGCTGTGTTACACGGGCAAGATCTATGACCTCGGTGTAATACTTTTGGTTGCGCTCCACCACATCGTCTATCAGCTCGTTCAGCTTTTTCTCGCTGATGCCGGTAGTCTGTCGTATGGCTTTCTCAATCTCTTTCAGATCGATGCCGTGTGACCGCAGCGCCTTGATGTCCTGCACCGTGACCTCGTTCAACTCGTCCCGCAGCTTTAGCCGGGAGCATATCTCCATCAAAAGTGCGTCCTCAAGCCCACGGTACAGCTCCGCCAATTCTTCGGGCATGGCATCCAGCAGTTCGGGGGAGAATGGGTATTTCGGCACTGCCCGTCACCTCACTCCACTTCGTGCTGCTGCTCGGTTGTCATGTCCTGCATCTTCGGCAGCGCCGCCTTTGCAGTCGCCTCGTCCTCGTTCATGTATTTTGCGCGGAACTCCCAGTCATTCATAATGCCAGCACTAAGCATTTGCATATCGCGGGAAAATTCGCTCTGCTTGTCCTCAATGATGCTGTCATCAAAATCGATGGAGATCTCCACATCCTCATTCAGCCCAGCGTTCATGGCGGTGTTGCCCAGCCGCAGAAGAATGCGACACAGTTCTACCAGAGCCTGTTCCAGCACGATCTCCATCTTTTTGATGGTGCGGAACATGGTGGAGTTTTCGCTGATGACCTGTGTGGCAGTTGCTACGCTGCCGCCGTCAAATCGGTAATAGGTCTCGCCGAAGCCGCACTTGCTGGAAAGGATATTGAGTTGATCCTGAATACCGGTGTTGTGCTCCGCCGTCCGCAGCGTCATGTCAATTGGCGTTACAACTGCGCCGTCTTCTGTATCCTCCGGCATGACGTAAAACACCACATCGTCAGGGTCAAAAGCAGGGGTGCCGTCAAGATACTGCGCCGCAGACGGCTTGACCATGATGCGCTTTTTTCCAAGCTTGAACTCGTTAACGTAGCTGTCGTAAGCAATGTCCACACCCTGCAATACGTCAATAGCATTGGCGTAGATTGCAATGCCGGTCGGCAGCAGATAGTTGACGTTGTTTGCAATGTTGGGCCGGTCAATGACAAACTGCCGCTTGTCGCTACCTGTGTGCACCACAGGCGGGATATTTTCAAATCCCTTGACATTAACAAGCTGTTCATCGGCCAGTTGCTCATTGTCATACCGATAGATGCGGTTCTCAATGACATAGTTGCCGTTGTCCCCACGCCGGTGTATCTGCAAATACAGATAATCTTTTCCTCCCCGCGTGACTTCGGAAGAAAACGCGCACTCGCTGATATATCCATTCTGCCAGGACAGCGGGTAAATGTTCTCGATGGTCACATAGTCCAGCACGATACCGGATGCGTTGCCGGGCACAATATCCCCGCTTTCGCTGATTTCCTGCCCAATAACCCGTGGGACATAGGCCACAGTGCCCAGTGCGGACTTCAACTCCTGCATTTCGTTCGCCTTGACGGTGAAGTTATTCTCCGTCAGCACCAGGTCAATAAAGTCTTGCTCTTTCTGACCCTCAAGTGTGATTTGGACTTTCTCGTTCATCAAGAGATTAGCCCAATCCTCGCACAGCTTTTTTCCCATGCCAAGGGAGTAGCGCCTACACTTCACCTGTCGCTCACCGTTCTGCACAGTGTAGTTGTGGAAGCCTTTTACATCGCCCTGATACCAGCTTTTCCACTCGTACACTTTGCTGTAGAAGCTGTCCGGGATGGTGGTATAGCCCAGCTCATTCAGTTTGATGATAACCGCGTTACTCATGCAATAACTCCCATCCGACGGGAAATGCGCTCAACGGCGTACCGGGTGGCATCTATCAAGTGGTTATTCTCATCCGGGTAGCCGCTGATAATATCTCCGTCTTTGTTTCTGTCGTATTCGTAATTCACGAACTCGTTGTATGCGTTTGGTGTGCGTTTCCGATCAATGACGATCTTTCGCCGCTGCAGCCACTTCATACCGTAGTCAACAGAGCCGGGGCCTTTGACCGCTGCTTTTGCCGGAAGGCCCATAGCGCGATAGTCTGCCACACTTTTAGGCTCTGCACTGTCACAGGTAATATATGCGTCTTTATATCCACGATGAATGATGATGTTGCCGCTTGCCTCGTTAGTAAGCTTGTTTTGATATATCTCATCCATCAGGTAAATGGTTTCCCTCGCACGGTCGTAGTGCAAACGGATAAAAGCAAAGGGATCAGGAAACCAACCGTAGTCCACGCCTTGGTAGATGTGGTCGAAATGCGACATTTCCTCGTCGGTGATCTCCCGCAGCTCAAGGTTGTCAAACACGTTGCCGCCCGTACCCACAGGAATACCTAAATACCCATGCTGGTACGCTCTCTCGTCCGTTACCCTGAGATGTTCCGCCTCTGCCAGAAACTGCTCACCCAGCCACTCTGGCGGGGCTTGCAAGTACGTTGACTTGTGACACAGCCTGTCTGTGCGTTCTTCCAGGCTGTCCTTGTTCGCCCAGTTATCGCGGCTTATCGGCGGGTTGTAGCTTTCAAAGTTCCAATACCTCGACCCGCCGCGCATTGTAGACTGTAAAATCGTTCGTATCTCGGCACGACCGGCAAACTGGTCTTTCTCTTCAAAATGCGTCACGGCAATGTAGCCAAACGGCACCTTGATAGACTTAATTTTCATGGGATCGTCAGCGCCCCGGAACATAATCTTCTGCCCGGTAGGCTTGTAGATTAGTTCCATCGGGGAAACCTTTGCCTCCCAATACGCCGCCATACCCAGTTCACCGATTGCCCAGATATACTGCGCGTACACGCTGTCACGGATGGTATTTGCCACCTTACGCAGCACCAGCGCGTGTGTACCCGGATTGTTTATCAGCAGCAGGGGGACGAGTACAGACACCGTGGAGGACTTAAGTGAGCCGCGCCCACCGCTGAAATCGTAGTGCGTGTGACCGTGGTGGAACACGTCATGCGCCACGTCGTAGAACGCAGAGCCTATTTTTTCAGACAGACGAATGTTAGACATCAATTATCACCTTGACACCATCTGTGTTGATGTTCTGCTCCACAATATCCTTCTGGTCGAGGTACTGCTTGCCAAGCCAGATCGCCATTGTCGCGTTCTTTTCAGCCAACCTGAACTGCGCCCGCCGCAGGCTTGATTTCCCAAGCTGGCTCTTGTTTTTATATGCGTCCGAGAAAGTCATTTTATACGTTCTCTTGCACCAAGCGTTCAATGTGTCCTCGCAGCATTCCAGCACTGAGCATATCTCTTTCTCTGTGCACTGGATAGCGCATAGGTTTTCAAACAGCTTCTCGTTTATCTCTTTCCGAGGACGTCCTGTTCTTGCCATACACGCCCTCCTTTCTGCGTTGGCGTTTAATAAACTTCTCCATGTCCCGCTTCAAATACGGGCTGCTGGTTTTGGCAATAATCGCCTGTGCTTCTTCAATCGTCATTCAAAAGCACCGCTTTCTTCCCCGTAAACTTCTCCCACCGATCAACAATGACATCGGCATACTTCGGATCATACTCCATGCAGAAAGCGTGTCTGCCATTCTGCTCCGCCGCCATAATCGTTGTGCCGGACCCGGCGAACAGGTCAAGCACATTCTCACCCGGCTTACTGGAGCACTGCATCTGGTAATCAAACAGCTTAATCGGTTTCATGGTCGGATGCTCCGCAGATTTGACAGGCTTATCAAAATTCAACACGGTTGTCTGCCTGCGGTTCTTGAAGAAATAATGCTTCTTCCCTTCCGTCCAGCCGTACAGGCAAGGTTCGTGTGCTTCTTCTTCAATCTCGCTCTCACCATACAGGCAAGGCTCATGTTTCCACTGGAAATCCTGTCTCCCCATCACAAGGGAGTTCTTCACCCAGATCAGGCACTGCCGGACACGCAGCATCGCATCTCTGCACGCGCCTCGGAAGTTATACCCCTCGCTGTCTGCGTGCCAAATGTAAAATGGAGCGCCGGGTTTCATAACCATCGCCGCATTGGAAAACGCGTCCGTCAGGAACCGTCTAAATGCCGTATCCTCCATATTGTCGTTCTTAATCTTCCCGGCGGTGCCCTGATAGTCCACATTGTACGGGGGGTCTGTGAGCAGCAAATCCATTTGTTCCCCCCCCCACGAGCTTCTGTACATCTGTCAAAGACGTGCTGTCTCCGCACATAAGGCGATGGTCTCCAAGCTGGTACACATCGCCAAGTTTGCTCTTTGGCTCTGCCGGTAAAACGGGATCGTAATTGTCCTCTACCACTGACGTGTCGAGTTCATCACGCAGACCCCAATCAAAGTCAAAAGCAGACAAGTCAAGCCCCGGCAGCTCATCAGCCAGCAGGTCAAAGTCCCAGTCGCTCTCGTTGCTCTTGTTGTCCACCAGCCGCAGGGCGTTTACCTGCTCCGGTGTCAGATCATCCACACAGACGCACGGCACTTCTTCCATGCCCAGTTTCTTTGCCGCCATAGCGCGGCAGTGGCCGATTACAATCACGCCGTCGCGATCAATCACAATCGGCTGAACAAAGCCGTACTGCTTGATGCTCTCCGCAACGTTGTTGATTTGCCGCCTGTCATGCTTCTTTGCGTTGGATGCATACGGAATAATATCTGCAATCGGTTTGTTATGGATAACCATAAGCCTTCCTTTCCTGACGCAGCGGCCTCCCACCACTGACCTTTGTCATTGCCGCGTCCTTCCCCGGCTTTCGCCACACCTGTATTCATGTCTTCCCTGGGACACATTACAAAGAGGTGCGGGAAGTCCTGTTTTATGTAAGCAGACTATTTGGGACGCATCCCTTACAGCGGTCTGCCAGCGCACCGCCTGTTGTTTTACACAATCGGTCGGGTGCCACCACGCATCTATACTGTCCTACACAGCGGCTTTGTCCTAAGACAACCGCCACCACACCACATCCACGCCTCGGATTTCTCAAAAGCACGGTGGTACCCAGACCAACCACGGAACTTTACAGCCCTGCGCCGGTACGTCGGTCGCATCCGTTCATCTTTACAAAGCCGGTGCCAGCCAATAAATAAATTACGTCGTCCCACCGCTTTCGTACAGCGCGCAGGAAAGACCACTTTCGCAGACTTACGCTCCGTGCGGCTGCGAGGCAAGAGGTCACGCCTATGGTGCAGACGGTTGGACTCGACCCAACGACATACCTCCTGGCGCGGTGCTCTACCGACTGAGCTACGTCTGCATTGAGGGGGGGTGCTCGTCTTTCCGAGCCGCCAGCCAATCACACTGCGCTGCGCCTTTTCATCAGCCGCACACTGTTTTTGCGGATTAACTGTCCGCCGCTGTGGCCACAGCTTGTGTGTACTTAACTTCTCGCGCTTCCTCGCCCGCTTGTGTGACTGGTACAGCATTGCAGTCCTGCCCTGCTTTAGCGCTTCGGGGAAAGTCCCCGTCACTCGCTGTGGCCTCCCCTTACGGGGCACCTATGCCGCGTGTGGGGCATACGCCCCAAGAAAGCCCCTTGCGGGTGAAAACGATCCAACGTTTTCATCTGGCGCCGCATGAGAGGTGCGCCCTCCCGACCCCCCGAAATGTGGGGCGGCATCTGCCTGCGGCATATTGCTCCATCAGGGCGGAGCCGAAGCCCCGCCCATCAGGAAAGAAGGGTGAAAAGAAAAAGAATGGAGATGCAGAGTTTGCCCCTGCATCTCCCATGATAAAGTGCGTTTTTTCAATTTTTCCACTTTTAAGTGGAATTTTCAAAATTTATTTTTCTGCAATATCTACCACGCAGGGATAGTCCGTCCTTCCCATCAGATAGTCCACCGACACGCCGAATTCATCCGCTATGCTCTTCAGCGCGTCCATCGTCGGCTTCGCCGTCCCCAGCTCATACCGGCGTATAGCATCTGAATTCAGCCCGCAGCGCTCCGACAGCACATACCGCTTCAGTCTCTTTTTCTCCCGCAGCTTTCTAAGCCGTTCCGGGAATTCGCTCATATCAGCACCTCCTCCGGGAAAAATGTTTCCCTGACGCCCTTGCACTCCGCCACGATGTATCGCCCCTTTGGATGCACATACACCACCGTAGCCTTGCGCACGGGGTACTGTTTTTCGGCCTTTCCGGAGCCGGGGAACGGATCCGGCATCGTCAGAAACCGCGCACGAATCACATCACCCTTCTGCATTGTCCCTCCACGGCGTATCTACGCACTCCGGTTTTTTGCACCGCATTTCGATCGCCCACAAAATGTTCCACGCCGCCGCCAGCAGGTGATCTTCATCCTCCTGCCCGTCCAGATACTTCGCCGCGTGTCGCATGGCACTGTCCATCAGACTGCTGGTGGGGATCCCTTTATCGACATTATGCACCCCGTACTTGATCGCCCCGGCCTCGCAGTGCTTGCTTACCTCGATGATCGCCGCCCACGGAAGAAGATCCATGCGGCCTTTTCCGCTGTGCATATCCCGCTGCGCCCCTGTATTAAACGTCGTGCGCTCTCCGCTGTCCTTAATGTTCATGCTTGTCGTCCTTTCTCTCTCCATAGGAGCAGAAACCGTCCGGCGGCATCCTGTACTCCTCGTTGTACCGCACCCGTCTATAACACCACCCAGCCTTGATGTGCTCTCCATCTATGAGTAGCGACGTCTTTTCGTAGTGCTTGAAATGCTTGCAGTCCTTGCACCGCACCACCGGCACGGCATAACCAGACAATCGGCTCAATGCTACCCTACACTTATCGCAAAGTTCCTCGTCGTCTCGGATTTTTGCAAACCATCTGCCACAAATTTTACACGCTGGCATCATCTGCACCTCCGTCCATCTTCGCGCCGCAATCCTCGCAGTATTTTTTGGTAGGCTTGTCCCAACTGCCTTCAGTGGTAATGACAAAGCCGCACGCAGAGCAACACCATTCATCCCCACCAAGATGCTCCCACCGTCCATGCACCACCTCTGTTACATCAGCGGCGGGGATGCCGTTGAGTACATCAATTAGTGCCGCTCTTGTCATGGTAAGGGCGTTTTGCTCATTTACGGCTTTAATCGCGTCAACTCGGTCAATGTATTCAGCCATTGTCAGCCACCTCCTTTCGTTCGCCGTAGGAGCAGAAGTCCTCCGGCTTGCGCTTCTGGAACCCGCAGATAATGCAGCTCCCGCCAAACTCATGCTTGCAGTCCTTGCGGCGCACCACGACCTCTGCGTCTACGGTGGGGCAAGCATCGACTACTCCGCTCACTTCATCCAGTGGACAAAGCATAGCAAATTCGTTGTCGTAAAGCCTATCGACCAGCTTATCCGCATCAATCAGTCGCATCGTTGTCACCTCCGTCCATCTTCGCCCCGCAGTTGGGGCAGTATTTATAAATGCCGTCAATGGACTGGTCAAGAGACCACCACGCACAAAACGGACACCTAATCTGACCGAGTGTGTTAAACGTTTGCGGGGTGTATTCCCACCTTCCATGCACCACCGTTCTTTCAATATACTCCGCCATCACAGTTCCTCCTTATCTCACGTTCCATGATGCCCAGCGGCGTGTGCTCTCGTATCCATGTATACACCCACTCCCGGCTCTCTGCTGTGCCCATCGGCTTCTTCTTCTTCGGCGGCAATTCGCCGTTCTTCGCGGCGGTGGCCGTGGGGTTGTGCTTATGCTCTCCCATCACTTCATCTCCTCTTTCAGCTCATCATACAGCTCACTGAACCGCTTGTTCCACTTCCTTAGTCCAAAGAAACAGTACACGCCCAACACGATCCACAGCCCGCTGGCGATGTTTTGCAACAAATTTTCCATGTCACTCCACCTCCTGCATCCAGAACTCGCGGCGGCAATCATGGCATTCTGCTAAACATGAAATGTGAAAGTCAAACCTTTTTGGGCAAAAAATCAACACCCCATCATCCGCAGGGCGCGCATTCGGCCACTGCTCCAGAAACACACTCTGCCGTGTCTTGCGCGGGTGTGCGGCAGACCACTCCTTTACGACCTTAACCGCGATTACCGGGTCATAATCGTCCTCCAGCCCAATGCAGGGCGTGGCCGCGCCGCTCTCGTACATTCTGTTTCGCTCCTGCAAAAACTTCACAGCATCCATCATATTTCCCTCCATTTGCACCCGTCACAGGCGCCCTCGTGTGCTTGTTTGTACTTCCCGCAGTATTGGCATAGCTCGTTGATGAGGGCTTTCCTGTCTGCGCCCAGCTTCATGTTGCTATCGTACAGCGTGTCGTTGATGGCGGCGTACTGCTCGGCGGTGTTCTTTTTGCTCTGCAAGCCCTCCCGTACTTCCAGCAGCTCCGCGTTGCGTTGGATCAGGTCGCCTTGCAGCTTTGCGATCTCCTCCGGCGTGTAGCCGGTGTCCTCGTAGTCTTTTAGCCGCCAATAAATCTCCATCGCGCATTCTCTCACAGCGTCCCCGTCGATTATTCTCCTACGGGTAGTGTGTTCGTCCACTCGCACATCAGGTACAGTCAGTCGTTCCATTGTTCTCCTCCTTCTCCGCCACGGCCTTGGCAAACTGCGCCAGTCCATCACTCATGTCCGCGATCTGCGCATCCCGCCGCAGTACAGTGTCCCGCAGTCCGGCGTTGGCTTTCATCAGTGCCTCGATGTACCGCTGCTGGTTCTCGATCAGGTCAGCGGCGGCATCCAACACTCGTTCTTGGCAATGCTGCTTATCATTGTGGATTGTGCAGCCATGACACTCTCCCTCGGCACAGCACCGCAGCGCGGTCACGATCTCATCTCTTGTCATGTCATTTCTCCTCTGGAAAATGTTTCTTTGTCACGGCGATTGGAAACGGCTCGATCTCGCTTGCCCACCGCGCCGTACCTTTGCCGTGTATGCGCTCCCAGATCAGCGGAAAGCCCGCGATGCCGTCGAACAAGCTCCCCAGCGTCGCGCCCTCCGGCAGATACCGCGCCATACGCCGCAGCATCCAGTCCCAGAATGGCAGGGCGATGGAGTTACCCAGCGCCTTGTACCGTGGGCTGTCCGCGTCCTTGTGCTTCTTTCCCTTTTCGTCTGACCACTCGCCGATGTCCGTCCAGTGGTCAGGGAAACCTTGCAGTCGCTCACATTCCATCGGTGTCAGGCGGCGCACGACCATGTGCGTGATGGCAAGGTCTGTGCTGTCCTTAAAGTCCCGTTGCTTGCAACTGCTTGCAACCTCGGCGGCGCGGTAATCTCCAAAACCATTCATCTGGTATGTCAGCGGCACTTGGTTTCCGACCGTGCCCATCCTCGCCTGCAAACTGGGTGCCTGCTCCCCGCACTCGCGGATGACGTCACAGGCGTGTGTCATGTCCAGCGCCACGCACGGAACATGGGCGTTCGCGTTCAGCGTGTGGCATGGCTTGCCAAATCCTGGCTGGCTCCCATTCTCTTTGCTGGTGATCTGCGTGGTGTCAAAAGCCATCACCGCCGGGGTTTGGTTAGTCCCGCTGGGTGCCGCCGCCAGCGTGGGTGACACTTCCTCACTGTACCCGATGCCCCCCGCCTGTGCGCCCTGTCCGGCCTTAAACCCGGCACACATTACCCCGTGGCGGTCGCCAGCGGTCAGTGTTGGTGCGGGGTCGCCATCTTTGCCAACTCCAAGCCCGTTGCCGCTGCCATCGTGGTTACGGCTCTCTCCGCCGCCCTGCCATCTTGTAGCTTTGTCGTTGATGGGGATAGCCACCACTGGCTGGTTGTTCCCGCTCATGCCCGCCGCTGCGGTCAGTGTGGGCGCTCGGTCGTCTGTCCGCAGTTCTGCGCCGCCCTGCTGTGTTGCCATGCAGAAAATCGTCTGGTCATTGCCCGTACCAAGCGTTCCGCTTTTCTCCGTCTGCACTAACGCGCCTTTTCCTCCTCCGTCACAGCCCCCCCCTGATGCGGACTGCATAAGAAGCACCTGCTTCAGCAGCTTCGGCAAATCCTTCCCCCGCCTCTCCGCTCTCCGCAATATCCCCTGACACGCTTTTGGGGTCAAATTGTATTTCGGATGCGGTGTCTCCTCCAAAATCTGCGACAACCGAGATACGACGGCGGCGTTGAGGAACTCCCCAGTGTTGCGCGTCGTGAGTTCGCCACACCACGCTCCATCGTCCTCCCACTTCATCGTGGTACCCTCCCCAGGTAGGCCAACCCTTTTCAGGCACTTCAATACCGGGGGCTTCCGGCTCGACGATTTTGATGATCTCTTCGAGCACGGCTGCGAAGTCTTTTCCTTGGTTACTGCTAAAGGCGCCGACCACGTTTTCCCACACGAGATACCGAGGTCTAACCATGTCACCTGTCCGTCCATTCCTTTTGTCCGCCTCCCTCATTTTTTTTACGATGCGTACCTGCTCCATAAACAGGCCGCTTCGCGCTCCCGCCAAACCGGCGCGTTTCCCGGCGATGGATAGATCCTGTCTAACAAGGTGAACCACCTGTAATACACCAAACGGGTTCAATCTCTGCCCCATTTATTTTCGTAATATCGCCTAAATGTTTCACCTAAATCACCTCCTAATCTCCAAACACCACGCCGCACTCGTCCTTCAGCACGTCCTTGATGTGCTTCCGCTTGATGCGGCCCTCGTTTATCTCCTCCGCCAGTTTCTCCAGGCACTCATACAGATACGCGATGCTCTGCGTGTCCCGGCTGTCCGCTGTCTCCTCAAAGACGTGCCAGCCGCATTTGTCCATCAGCACCATTGCCACCATGTCCATGTTCTCCCGTGTGCCTTGCAGCTTGCCACGCATAAAGATGCGGTCGTCCCTGCTTAAATGCTGCTTGCCCACGTCACACCTCCCGGATGGCAAACCCGTACCTACTGCGGAACAGCTTTGCTTTCATGGCATACTCGCGGGTACGCATCCCCTTCACGTCCTCCACCACCGGCAGCCAGTACCGCTGGCCGTAGCTGTCAGGAGCCGTTCTGCGCTCGTACACGAAGTCCGCGATGTAGTCGATACTTTTCACGCGGTCGCCCTCAAACGTCGTGTACGCCTCTTGCAAGCAGTACCGCACCTGTAATTTCAGCCCCTGTATCTCACCGGCCTTTTGCAGCAGCATCAGCGCGTCGTAGCGCTCCGCCTCCTTCTTGCTGTCAAAGGTCAGCTTGCCGCGCCGCGTCTTCTGTGCCTTGTACTTCCCCTGCTTCTGCATCTTCTCCATTACCTCCATGACCTGCTTCTGCGCCGCCGGTGCCAGCCGCGCCAGATCGCTACTTTTCAAGCCCATTCTCCAGGCCTCTTTTCTCCAATCCTCGTTTGTTCATCGTGTACCTCCGCAGCTTGGTCATGCTCTGTTTCCGCCCGCAGCGCTCACACACGCCGCTCTCCCAGCGATCCTTCACCGGGTCGCGCCGCTGTTCGCGGGTGGGCTGGATGATGTACTCGTGGGCCATTTCCTGCTGGCAGGTCCAGCACAGCCGCGCCGTATCCACCGTCCATATCCCGTTTTTCATGCACTTCCCTCCAAAACCGACTTGACGAAACTGAGCTGTTCCTTCGCCTTTCTGCGCCGAATGCTGTCGCCGCGAAATACCAAAGGTGCGCACATTTCCAGCACACGGTCATAAATGCGCTGATAGGCCATGTTCTTGGGATTGCAGATTTCGTCCAGCGTCAGGTTGGTGGTCACGATCAATGGCTTTTTGGACTTGTAGCGCTCGTCAATGACCATGTAGACCGTTTCCAGCGCATAATCACTGTTCCGTTCCGCACCCAGATCGTCAATGACCAGCAGGGGGTAATAGCGCATCTGGTCAATGATGTCCTGTTTGTCATATCCGGCGCTCAGAATGCGCGGAAAGCTTGTAATCATGGCCGGAATCCCACGGTCGATCAGCTGGTTCGCAATGCAGGCAGCTGCGAAGGTCTTCCCGTTGCCCGTATTGCCCCACAGAAGCAAGCCGCTGTTGCTCTGCGCCATTTCGTCCCATCGGTCTGCGTATCGCTTGCACTTGGCAAGCTCGTTCGTCATGGTAGCCCCGTCAAACCGGCAACCAGCAAGGCTCTTATCGCGGATGCCGTCCGCACGAAGCGTTTCAATGCGCAGGCGCAGTTCCTGATCTTGCCGCGCTTTCTTCTCCGCCTCGTACTTTCTGGCGGCGCAAGCGCACTGGCACTTGACGATCCGCACCTTCCCAGCAATGTCGATACGGCATTGCTTCGGCGTGTCGCAATGGCCGCAATACAGCAGACCGTCCTTCTCGTAGTCCAGAACATCGCAGTCCTGCACAACGTTCTGCGCAATGCTGTCGATGATGAAATCTGCGTTCATAGGCTGTCCTCCGTACTGCCGTAGTTATACGAAAATCCGCTTTGCGCGTTCTTCTGTTCATCCTTCCAGCGAGTTTCCCAGCCTTGAACGGCCCGTTTCCAGTCTTTCATGCGGTTTTTGCCTACCATCCAGCCCTTTTGTGCATAGAAGCAAACAAACCGCTCTGCGTTGACGTGATAGCCCTTTTCGCGGCAATATTGCTCAACGTCAGGAATAGCCGGGGGTATGAAGCGCGTTTCGCGCGCGTTACTCTCTTTCGGATTCGGATTTGGATTGGATTCGGATTGGATTGGATTCAGGCGGCAACTCGCCGCAGTTTGCGGCAACTCGCCGCAGTTTGCGGCAGATTGCGGCAAACTTGAAATTTCCTGCGGTTCCGGGAACTTCGGCTTGCAATCTCTGACACGCTGATGCTTGACCCACCCGGGGAACAAAAAGTAGGGCTTCCCGTCCACTTTGTAGAGAGAAACGCAGCCTTTTGCCGCCAATTCTTGGAGCGCAGCATCGATGTCTTTGATGGATAGCCTGTCCCGAAACGGGAAAACGTGGCCTTTAATAATTGCAGGGCGGGCATCTCCGCGCCCTGCGTCGTCTGCCTGTGTGATCAATCCGACCCATAGCCGAAACTCAAAATCCGAAAGCGCCGCAATCTTTTCGCTGGAGCATATGCTTTCTTTTATGATCCTGTTCGGCATCGTGGCACCACCTTAGAACGGAATGTCGCCATCATCCTCGACCTCGGCAAAGTCTCCCGCTTCCGGCTCCACGTCCACGGCCTTGCCTGCCGCCTTGTAGCCGCCGGAGGAATTGCCCTCATTCTTGCTGTCGCCAAAGTAGATGTTGTCCGCCAGCACCTCAGCGTTCCGGCGCTTGTTCCCGTCCTTGTCCGTCCAGTCCCGCAGTTGCAAGCGCCCCTCCACCACGGCCATGCGGCCCTTGCCGAAATACTTGGATACAAACTCGGCGGTGTTGCGCCACGCCACCACGTCAATAAAATCCGTGTCCTTGGTGCCGTCCGCGTTCTTAAAGTCGCGGTCTACTGCCATCGTGAAACTGGTGACAGCGGTGCCGTTCTGCGTCCTGCGCAGTTCCGGATCGCGGGTCAACCGGCCCATGATAAAAATCTTGTTCAGCATTTCAAATCTCCTCTCATAAGTAGCTTTTTCCGAACTCGCGGCGGAAGTCCTCCTCCGTCCAGCCCTGCTCCTCCATTGCCTTGAGCTGCCCGTACCGCCTCAGACGCCGCATCTGGTCACCGTTCTTGTGTACCGCGCCGCGCCCGTTCCGGTGGCAGCGATTGCCGCACAGGTACACCACAAGGCCGTACTTCTCGCTCTTCTTCCGGTTCGCACCACCCAGAATGTGGTGCCTCTCCAGCGGGTCACTTGGGTCGTTCCGACCGCACAAAAAGCATCGCTTGTCGTTCATACGCTCACCTCTCCCCATCGGCTCACAAGGGCGTCCAGCTCTCGCGGCGTCATGGTTTCAATGCCCACATCCCGGCAGTCCTGCACGATGGCGTCTATCAGCCGCGCCATCTGCTCCGTGTCGTATACGGAGCTGCCGTACCAGACGGTCACGTTTACGCAGCCCTTGATTTTGCTGGGGCCGGTATCGGTCATCCAGCCGATACCGTTCCGCTCCCAGCTCCGGCAGAAAGCCTCCGCCGCCTTTTCCCGCAGGCACAGCACCTCGCTCACGCCGCCGATGCTCTGTATCTCCTGCCGGTATACCTTCTCTCTCGAAACGCCGTAGTGCGCCGCCAGCTTGTCCAGCAACACCCACGCATAGGCGTTCACATCGAGGCTCCGCCCTTTGCCCTTGATGGTGGCGGTGTACTCCTTGCCCGGCTTCAGCGCATCACAGACCTCCCTCGCCGCCTCCGGCGACTTCACACGCAGGCAGAGCCACGCACCCTCGCTGTCCTGCGACCAACGCGCCGCGTCAACCGTTATCTGCCGCATGGTTGTTCTCCGCTCTCATGCAGCCCCAGCAGAGCCGTTTGCCGTACTTCTTTACCGCGTTCTCTACGATCTCGTTGGTGGGATACACACGATCCCCGCACTTTACCGCCTTGATGGGCAGTCCGCAGCACTCACACAGCACCGGCGCCTCCTGCTTGCTCTCCGGCTTGTCATACTTGCTCCTATCCGCCTCCCAGTACACGTCCGCGCCAAAGCCAAGCGCCTTACAAGCCACAGAGATAGCGTCCGTCAGCGCCATCTTAAAGCACTCGTCGGAGGTATAAGGCCCGTTCTTCTCCTTCGCCACAAACGCACTGCCGCCCGTGCCGGGGATCGCGTCAGACCACACGCCGTCGGCCTTTACAAACAGGACAATGTCCAGAAATGCGGCTACTTCGCCGTTCGCGCCCTGCTCAAGCCGCTTGTCAGTGATGACGTATTTCCATCCAAAGCCGCAGGGGCCGAACGTCTCTGTCAGCGCCTTAATGCGCCACATGGGGTTGATGTCGGTCTTGCCCTTCAAGCGGCCCGCCTCGATGCGCCTTTTTGCGCTGTCCGGCACACTGCGCACCGCGTTATAGATAGCCAGGTTCTCCATCACTTCACCCCCATGTTCGACCGCTCACACAGCTCCGCGCCGGTCACGGCCATGCCGGACTTCAGAAGCGGCGCAATGTCCGTCTTGCTCACCGTCGGCTGGGCATAGGTGATCTTGCCGTCGTACCCGTTGTCCATGCACCACTGCACCACCGCGTCCATGTCGTTGATCTCCACCGCCGTGCTCTTGCGGTATGTCACGGCGCATTTGGCCGTCTGGAACGCCGCGCCGCCCAGCGCCTTCTCTGCGTAGTCCAGCAGCTTCTCCCGCTTGCGCTCCAGTTTCTTTCGCCGCTCGGCAAGTTCCTTCTCCTCCTCGCGGATGGCCTTTGCCTCCGCCGCCAGATTCTTTGTCCAGCAGAGTACGCCCTCGATCTTGGCGTCCCGCTCCATTTGCAGCGCCTCGAACGCATCAAAATCCAGCACCTCGCCGGTTTCCTGGTCGATCAGGCTCTCCAGTTCCCGGTCGATGTGATACAAACTCATACTCATTTCTGTTCCTCCCATGCGTCCCTCGCTTCAATGCAGCAATCGCACCCCACGATGACGCCGTCCTTGTTCTTGTAGAAAGTGTCCGCCTCCTCCCCGCACACGGGGCAGACGGGCAGATCGTAGTCCTTCGGCTCTAAGGGCCGCTCCGGTTCCCAATACTGCATCACGCTTCTCATACCGGCCGACCCGCCGCTTTCAGCACGTCCCGCATTGGCTTTCTGGCCTTGAGGATGGACATGGCCCGCGCCGTGTCCCGCCTGTACTGCCGGTACAGGTCTCCCAGCTCCTCCGTCTGGTAGTATCCCTCGCCGTCGTTGCAGATCATCACGCCCTGCCGCTTGGCTTCGCTGACGGCCTTTCGCATCATCCGGTCAGAGGTCTGCATCGCCGCCGCCAGCTCCGCACGGCTGATGGCGTTTCGCCGCCCGTGGGGGATCAGCGCCGCAATGCGCTCCGTTTCCGCCGTCCGCTGGGGGATGTCGGCCTTGTCCTCGTCGCCGTACAGATATGCCCGGCTGGTACGCAGTGCCGCCTCCAGCGCCGTCATGACCTCCTCCGTGGGCAGACACACGCCGTTTTCAAACCGGCTCACCATGCAGGTGTCGATACGGGGATCCACCAGCTTCAGCACACCGCTGACCGCCTCCTGCGTCAGGCCCAGCTCCAGCCGCCGTTCCTTCAATCGGTTCATCGTCCTTCCCTCTTTCTTTTTATCACCATTTTGGCCCTCTCGCGCCTTGCGTTGTTCATGCTGTAAAAGTCGATCTCGCTGTACGCCGCGTAGCGCTTGGCCTTGTCAGCCTTGATGGTCTCCAGATACGCCGCGTACTCCTCGCACTGTCCGTGGCACTTCGGGTGTCTGCTCCGGCAGTCCTTGCAGGGCGTGCCCACTCTGTTCGTCAGCCCTACCATTCCCACTGCACCATTGCTTTCACCACACCAGCCTGCGCCGCCTCCTCGTGGGTCATCAGCACGTCCACCGTGTAGCCGTACACTCCGGTGTCGGCTGCTATGTACTCCTTGCCTCCGATAGTCACGGTGCTGCCCAGCGGGATAATGTCCGGGTCAACCGCCACCGCCTCGCCGATGCAGACCCACCGTCCGGAGGCCGTCAGCACCTGCCCTGCCTCGTTGCGGTTGATGTCCGCATAGGGCGTGCAGCAGGCGCAATATCCGGTGATGTCGCATACCAGCAGATTCTCCGGCGGCTTCGCGGCGGACAGCACCGCCGCCTGCACCGCAGCGGGCAGGGGAGGGGGGATGTCCTCCGGCTCCTGTGCCTCCGGCAGCGTCAGCGCCCAGAGGAGGATGCCGATGATCAGCAGGATCATCAAAGCGTTGAGGATCCAGAGCCGCCTGTTCCACCGCCGCTCCCAGCAGCGCTGGGAATACTCCTGCGCCCGCCTGTTCCGCTCTCTCATACCCGTTACCTCCATGCGGCCTAAATGTTCCAGGTGCAGCTCTTTGCCAGACGCTTAACTGCGTTGTCCCTGCAAATTGCCTTGATTGTGCATCGTACCGGCCGTCCTGTAGCGTTTTCTACGCCGGAAAATTCCATCCAGTGATAAGATTGCCCGCGAACGCCGGACGGCTTCATGCGCCCCTCCGGGATTATCACATCAATCGTCTTTCGCTCTTTGTCGTAGCTTCCGAATACCGTTTCGCAATCGGAGAAAGACGTTTTGTACCTGCGGTACAACATCGTTTCGATTGTCGTTCCGTTCATCGCCCCAGCGCCTCCACGCCCTTGACGATGGCCCAGCTCAGCCACGCCGCG